AAAATTGTATTAAAAAATTGTAATAATAATATTTATAAATTTATTGGTTAATTATAATAACTTTAAGATAAATTGATTTTAAGATATTTAATATTATAATACTTGATATTAGAATACTTGATATTAATAAACAATAAAAATGGTTTTAAATCAGAAAACTGGGAAGGAGAGAGAAATTAGCACAATTAATGAAGTCCGATTTGGGATTTTAAGTCCAGAAGAGATTCTAAATAGGTCAGTTGCCCATATCAATGAACCTAATCTATATGACAGCAGTGGGAATCCACGTTATAATGGATTATTTGATCCTCGTATGGGGGTAATTGAAAGAAAAAGACAATGTTTAACTTGTAAGCAAAGTTATGTTGAATGTCCCGGTCATTTTGGTCATATTGAATTTGCTAAACCGGTTTATCATATGCAATATATAGTTCAAATTAGAAAAATATTAGAATGTGTTTGTAATCATTGTGGTAAATTATTAATTGCTAAAGATAACATAGCAATTGAACTTGCTCTTCGCAAAAACCCTGCTGACAGATTAGACTTTATTAGACTTAAAGTTAAAACAAAAATATGTGGTTTATTTCTTGTTGGTAAAAATAAAGGTGATGAGAGTGAAGAATTACATGGATGTGGATTTGAAAAACCTACAAAAATTGGAAGTAAAGAGCATAATCACGTTCAAGTTGAGTATATCAAAGAAGTTAAAAATGAAGAAACAGGTGATGTTACTAAAGAAGTAATTGAACAACCTTATACACCAGATATGGTTCTCAGTATATTTAAAAGAATTAGTCCAGAAGATGCTCTAATTCTCGGATTTTCTAAAGATTGGTGCCTTCCACATTGGTTAATATATACTGTCTTAGCAGTTGTTCCACCAAGTGTTCGTCCTTCTGTAAGACTTCATAATAGTCAAAGAAGTGAAGATGATATTACACATAAATATAATGATATTATTAAACAAAATAATCAATTATCCGAATTTATTAAAAATGGTGACAGTGAGGAATTAATCCGAGATTATCATCATTTAATTCAATGTCACGTAGCAACCTTAGTAGATAATAACGCAAAAGGTGTTATTGGTGAAGCAAAACATAGAACCGGAAGACCTCTTAAAACATTCAAACAACGTCTTCATGGAAAAGAAGGTCGTATTAGAAGTAATTTAATGGGAAAACGTGTAGATTTTTCTGCCCGTAGTGTTATTTCTCCTGATCCGAGTCTTGATATTGACCAATTAGGTGTTCCAATTAAGATTGCTATGAATTTAACTTATCCAGAAATTGTTAATAAATATAATATTAATAATTTATATAAATTAGTTAGAAATGGTTCTAAGGTATATCCTGGTTCTAATAGTTATACAAATACCGAAGAAGGTGTGACAAAGACTTTTGACCATATTGATACAAGTAAAATTGTCTTAAAATATGGAGATATTGTGAATCGTCATTTGATTAATGAAGATATTGTTTTATTCAATAGGCAACCTTCTTTACATAAAATGAGTATGATGGCACATTCTATTAAAATTATTCCAAGTAAAACGTTTAGGTTTAATGTTGATGTTTGCAAACCATATAATGCTGATTTTGATGGTGATGAAATGAATATGCATGTTCCACAAAGTATTCAAGCTGCTACGGAACTTCGTTATTTAGCAGCAGTAAGAAAACAAATTATATCTCCCTCTAAAAATAGTCCGATTATTCAACCCTCGCAAGATAATTTACTTGGTCTTTATAAAATTACCGAAGATAATGTATTCTTTACATATCGTGAAGTAATGAATTTAATGACAAAAGTTAAAGCATTTAAAGGTTCATTACCACCACCTGCGATTTCAAATGGTAAAAAAATTAGATGGTCTGGAAAGCAGTTAATATCAATGATTTTACCACCAATATCTATTACGATTTCCAATAAAAAGGCAAAATGTCAAATAACCAAAGGACAAATTATAAGTGGGCGTATTAATATAGATGTTTCAACTATGATAGTTCATATTATATTTTCAGAGTATGGATTTGATGAAGCCGCTCGTTATATGAATGATTTACAGAGGATTATCAAAGGGTATATGGTTAGAAGTGGGTTTAGTATTGGAATGAGTGATTTAATAGTTCATAAAGATATTAGAAAAAAGAATGAAGAATATATTTTAGATACTAAAAAAGACGTAATTGATATGACAAAGAAGGTTCATTTAAATATTTTTGAGAATATTACTAAAAATATTGAAGGTGTTTATGAAGCTATGATTACAAAACGTTTATCAGAAACAACAAATAAAATTCAAAGTGAAACAACTACTAATATTACTGAAGAAAACAATAGAGTAAAATATATGGTTGCTTCAGGTTCTAAAGGAAGTGCGACTAATATCCAGCAAATGATGTGTTTAGTAGGACAACAAATTATTGATGGAAAACGTATTCCACTCGGATTTTCCGATAGGTCTTTACCACATTTCTTAAGATATGATAATGGAGTTGAAAGTAAAGGTTATGTAGTTAATAATTATTTAGATGGTTTAACACCAACCGAATTCTTCTTTCATGCAGAAGGTGGTAGAGAAGGTTTGATTGATACTGCTGTTAAAACTGCTCGTTCCGGTTATTTACAAAGAAAGTTAGTTAAAACAATGGAAGATTTAAAAGTTGAACACGATTATACAGTTCGTAATTCTAATAATAAAATAGTTCAATTTATTTATGGTAATGATGCGTTTTATCCAATTCATTTACAGAAACAAGCGATTGATAATCTTGTAGTCCCAGAAGACGAAATATTAGAAGATAAATATGTGATGGATTCTAAAGAAAAATGGGATAAATATATGACAACTAAATCTGTATCAGAAATGAAAAAAGATAATTATCAAAATAAGGTCAAAGAATATAATGAATATTTAAATAATATGATTATTTCAATTAATGAACTTCATCAACAAAATGTTAGTGTTAACAAAACTGCTGAAAAACATAGAGATGTATTATTTCCAGTTAATTTTGATAGTTTGCTTAAAAATATTAAAAATATTTATCATTTAGATGGTAAGGGTAAATCAGATGTTTCTCCATTTGAAATTATGGATATGTATAAACAATTATATAAAACTTGCTATAAAAATGTTAAAACTGATAATCGTATGTTTTCCGTATTGATGATGGAAAAGTTGTCACCGGTTTATCTAATTAAGTATGTTAGAATTACTAAAGTTGCTTTGGAAAGTATGCTTAATACTATTTTAAATAAATATAAGAAAGCTTTAATTCAAGGTGGTGAAAGTGTCGGACCGATTGCTGGTCAAAGTATTGGTGAATTAAGCACGCAACTGACTTTAAACAGTGTAGATTGGGAAACATTTATGCTATTTAATATTAATAACAGTAGTGTTACTACTAAAATTGGTGAATTTATTGATGATTTGTTAGAAAAAAATAAAAATAACAATAAAATTAAATATATTAAAGAAAATAGAACAGAATATTTAGAATTAGATGATGATATAAATATAAAAGTTCCCAGTATTGATTGTGGAGATAAAAAATCTGGAGGACATATGAATTGGTGTAAAGTATCAGCAATTACTAGACATTTACCAGTAGGTGATTTAGTAAAAATAAAAACTGAATCGGGTAGAGAAGTTATTGCAACTCAACAAAAATCATTTTTGATTTGGAATAAAGATAGAATTACTACAACAAACGGGTCTGATTTAAAAATAGGAGATAAAATTCCAGTAAATAAAAAATGTCCTGATATTTCAAAATTAAATAATACACCTAAAATTATAAATATATTAAATAATATTTATGAAAATCAATCAATTTATAATAATAAAATTAATACAATTTCTATGAATGATGTTATATTAGATAAAATTGTATCAATTGATTATGTTAAACCTACACATCAATATGTATATGATTTAACTGTTCCAGATACATTAAATTTTGGTATATTGAATGGCATTCAAATGAGAGATACGTTTCATTTAGCCGGAGTGGGTTCAAAATCAAGCGTTAATCAAGGAGTCCCAAGATTAGAAGAATTATTAGAACAACATAAACCTAAGAATCCGTCATTGAACATTTTCTTAAATGGAGAATATGCGTTAGATTCAGATAAAGCAGACCAAGTTTGTTATAATATTGAAATTGTTAAAATTAAGGATATCATTACGTCCGATGCTATTTACTTTGAACCAACAAATGATTTATCGGATGTATTGGACGAAGATAGAGATATTATGAAATTATATCAAGTTTTTAGTGAATTAGATGCACAATCTGCTAATATTCCAAACAATCCTTGGATTATTCGTTTAGAATTTAATAGACATAATATGTTGGAAAAGAAGATTACTATGTCTGATATTAATTTAATTTTGAAACATCATTTACCGAAATCAAATATCGTTTTTGCAGATGATAATAGTGGTAAATTAATTTTCAGAATTAGATTTGATTTTGATTCAAATGTTAATCAAGCAGACGATGATATTTCACTTCTAAACGAGCAAATTGAATATATCAAAAATATTACTATTAAAGGAGTTGATGATATATTAGAAGCATATAAAATAGAAAATAATAATAAAATCGTAAAAGATGGAGATAAATATGTTTCTCAAAAAGAATATATGATTGAAACGACTGGGAGTAATCTATTTGATATCTTATGTAAATCATATGTTGATTCCAGCAGAACATATTCTATTAATGTATCTGAAATGTATGAAACATTTGGAATTGAGGCAGCACGATGGATTTTAGAAAAAGAAATTATTGGTGTATTCGAGCTTTCTGGAGCAAGCACAAATCCACGTCACGTTAAATTACTTTGCGACCTTATGACTAATAGAGGCACAATTATGGCAGCAAATCGTAATGGTATTAACCAATCTGATAATGAAATAGGACCACTTGCTAAAAGTTCCTTTGAAGAAACAATCGGACAATTAACTATGGCAGGGTTGTATGGAATATCTGACAAACTTAAAGGCGTTTCCAGTAATATTATGGTTGGACAAATCCCAAAATGCGGAACTGGTTATAGTGAAATCCTACTTGACGAAGATAAATTACAAGATATAGAAGATGACGAAGACAGTGCTTATGCACACGTAGATTATCAAGATAATGTCGATAATGTTAATAAATTATTTGATAGTAGTGATTATTGTGCTGATAATAATATGATACAATTTAATATTGGTAATATAGATGGTGATGAAATCAATTTAGACAATATTTCTATTCCAATCAATATATAAAATAATAAATAAAATAATAAACAAAAATAATATATAAAATAATATATAAAATAATATATAAAATAATATTATGATTAAAAATTAAAATAAAACTTTTTTTTGTATTTTTATAATATTAACATTCAAATAAAAACTCATATATTTTTTCACTTGCTATTTTTCCTAATTTTCTTTTTTCAGTTATTTTTAGATTTGCTAACATTTCTTTTTTCAATTTAATCAATTCTGTATTATTTAAATCTTTATTATCCAATTCTAACTTACGATAAGCATCAACCAAACCAACTAAAGACCCATATTTTTCAATTACTACTTCTCCAATAGAATTACTAATATTAGGTGTTAAACTAATCGCCATAATTTGACATAATTTTGGTGTAATATTACTCTTTTTCTTACTTTTAATAGTTGAAAGATAACTTAAACTTATCTTTTTCTGTTCATCATTTATATTATCATTTGTATTATCATTATCATTATTATTATCATTATTATTATTATTATCATTATTATTATTATTATCAGTTGTATTAGAACAAATCTCTTTATTTTTAAGTTTATTTCCATAATATTCTTTAAGATATTTAGGTATTTCAAACATATCTGGACCATCTTTAATAGTTCTTTCTAATAATCTTATTAAAAATTTAACTGTTTCTGATATATTAGCAGTTCTAATAATTTGTATTCCGTCTCGGATTTGTGTGCTAATCCATGCACCCCAAAATTTTTTATCATTTTCTTTTGTTAAACTATTAGTATCACCTTCTAATATATAATATATTCTTTTTGTTTTATCTTGGCAATGATTTGACATTAATCTTATTTTTTGTTCTTTATATCTTCCATCTTTTAATGATGCTAACATATCATTAACAGTCTTTCTTTCAAATATTGCTAATATTTTAGCGGATTTATCTTTCATTTGACAAATCGCAATATCTCCTACATCTAATTGACTAACAAAAACTTGTGAAAAACAAGAACGAAATATTTTAATTAACTCATTTTCCCTATTATCTAAAATCAAATTGTATTTATATTCTTCCATTTTAATGATTTATTTTTTTTAATATCTATAATATTTATAATATTTATGGTATGAATCATATTATAATAATAGGGTAAGTTATGTTAAGTTATTATAAAAAATATACATATTATACATATTCGATGTAAATTAAAATAACTAATAAATATAAATAACTAATAAATATAAATAACTAATAATGCCTCTACCTTCTTTTTTATCATTCAATAAAACAAAGAAATTAATAAATGCTAATAATGATACTCCAAAATTCACATTGAAAGGTAAAATTAAAAAATGTAAAGTAGTCGATGTATATGATGGAGATACTTGTAAAGTAGTTTTTATATTTAATAAAAAACCACAGAAATTTACAATACGTTTATTAGGATATAACAGTCCTGAGATGAGACCATCTAAAAGCAATCCTAATAGAGATGCTATTATAACAAGTGCCGTTATATCCAGAGATTTTCTAAAAAATAAAATAATGAATATTGGAACTATGGTATATATCAAATGTGGCGATTTTGATAATTTTGGTAGAATATTAGGAACCATTTACTTTGAAAATCCTAAAAAAAAAATAGATATTATATCTATTAATGATATTATGATTAAAAAGGGTTATGGTATAGAATATAACCCATAAATAATTATAAATATTTAATTGTATTTTGTATTTTGTATTTTGTATTTTGTATTTTGTATTTTGTTTAATATTCATTTTACCAACTGAATACCAGTTTCATCATATACTTTAATTTGACCTTTTTCCCACAACTTAATAAACTCATTCTCAGTGTATAAACCAAATCCATCTTTAATATCGGAGAATTTATATGGTGTAATCTTCGCATTACCCAGTTTAACACCCGGCATTGGGTAACCATACCCCCAATCAATACATACTAAATGTATACCTATATGTTTGATGGTAGAAGTACCATTATGAATATTAAAAACTATAAAATTATTATTATATATCTGACTAAACGAAACTTTCTTAATTTCCTCCATTTTTAATAGTATATGCGATTAAAATGATAAATAATACTTAAATAATACTTAAATAATATTTAAATAATAATATTTTTAAATTCAATTTTTCTATAAACATTTATACCATAAAGAGAAATATCATAAAGAGGAGTATTGTGTATTGTGTATTGTGTTTTAAGCTAATTACCATATTTTTCGTGTATAATTATTTTATCTAATAAAGTTCTTGCGCTTTGTCTATTTTTTAATGGAATTAACATCATATTATTAATTAAGTCGCCATAGAATTTTAAACTTTTTGGACTATTTCTGTTAGATGGTGTTTTATTTAACCAAGATATGTCATTTGTAAAACCATCATCCATAGAACAATTATTATTATTTGAAGTTTTACAATGTAATAAGTCATAAAATACTCTTCCACAACACCATATATCAAACATTTGTGCTAATTTTAAATAATCACTATTTTTAAATGTTTTTAAAGATTCTTGAACCTTATTTTGTAATTCATTCTTCCATTCTATATGATTATTATGATTATTATGATTATTATGATTATGATTCTTTTCATTAATAAAATAATCTGGTAAATCTAAGCAATTTTGAAAATATATATCTTTTGAATTTGATGAACTTTTGAATTTATTTAAAATATTTTCAGATACTTGATAATTTCCACAACCCATCGCAAAATCTAATAATTTAACTTTAATAATTGGGTTTTTGTTCTTTTTTACTGTTATACTTGGAGAATGTGAAATAATAATACTGGTATCGTCCAGATTTTGATGTGCGATATTTCTTTTATGAATTGCAGTTAAGGCATGTAATATTGATTTAATAATTCTTTTAACAATAAATCTGAATGATATATTATCTAATTGTTTTAATTGTGTTTTCAAATTTGATAATTTATATCCAAGATTTACTGGAAATAATGTGTATATATCAAGTTCATTAGAATTTGTTTTACTTCTTTCAATATTGAAATCAATAAATGGATTAATGTAAGGTGAAGTGTTTTTATTTTTTGAAAGTATATCTAAAACAGATAATTCCATTAATAATCTTTTTTCATCTTTTTTATTAACATTTGATATTTGACAAATAATATTTATATTCTTTGATTTATCTTTTGCCAGATATATTTTACTATTATTAACACCATTACCCAAATATTTAACTAATTGATAATTTATTGAAATATTATTATTAATTTTGCTATTTAATAAGTCTAATGAACTTTTACTATTATTTATGTCGTTATCCAACGCTCCTTGTTTTATTGTATTAATATGGAGTATTTTTTTTAGATTATTTGAATCCATTTTTATAATATTAGTAGATTATCATTCTTCATAAATAATTTTTTATTAATCAATAATATTAAAAAAAATGAGGAAAATAGAAAAATTAAGCAAAATTGAAATTTTATAATAATAAAAGTTTATTTCATTATTACACCTGAAGT